GCTTCGGCTTGGTGATCCCGCTCACCGATGGCGGGCAGGCTGTGGTAGACATCCGCTTCCGCATGTTGCAGCCGCACGAACTCGCCGCTGCCATGTCGTTTCCCGCGGACTACCGCTTTGCCGGCAACCGCAGCGAGCGGGTGAAACAGATCGGCAACGCCGTCCCAGGACGGGTTGCCGAAGCGCTGGTAACGGCGCTGTTGCAGTGAGAATTTGAAAGGAGAACGACGTGGAAAAAGAATTTTCGGCTACGTGGATGGTGTCAGGTTATAGCAATGTGTCACAGGAATTCATCGACGCTCGGCTTGAGGCGATGGAGCGGGAAGTGCTGCACAGGGCGATCAAGAGCGTTCCGCCGTCATGGGTCACCGTGAAACTCGAACGTAGTGAGCGCCACTTAATGGAAGGGTATAGGCCAGGAATATTGTATGAGGTGCGCGTGTTGCTTATGCATGTCATTGAACGCCCTCCGGTATTTTTGGCGACGCCAAGTCCGTTGCATCTCGACCGTATTAATCCGCCAGACTTCGCTGACAGAGTAGCGGACAAAATCCGCCAGGCAGAACGCTGGATGAAACGCGTTTTACGGAGGGGGAAATGAGCAATATCAAAACCCTCAAAAAGGTTTTTGCCGACATCGTGAATGCTGCAAAAAAGGACAAGCGGATCATGATGGACATCCGGGTCGTGCGCAACGTGGATTACCCAAAAATTGATAGCAGGCACCAGAAAGACGAATACGTAATCGAGATTTACTGGTTCGATAACCGGGAGGAGAAATCATGAAACAACAAAGCCTGTTTGAAGGCGCCCGAATGACGCTGGAGGACTCAATCTCTCTCACCGCCATGTCGCTCCAGGCATACGGTGAGCAGTACAGAAATTGGGCCGTCGCTTTCAGCGGCGGCAAAGACTCCACGGCGCTCGTGACCGTGGTCATGCACCTGATCCAGACCGGTCAGGTCAAGCCGCCCGAAAGCCTGACAGTGCTCTACGCCGACACCCGCCTGGAATTACCTCCGCTCCACGCCAGCGCCATGCAAATCATGGACACAGTGCGGTCGCTCGGCTATCAGGCAAGAGTCGTGTTGCCATCGATCGACGAAAGGTTTTTCGTCTATATGTTTGGGCGGGGCGTACCTCCGCCGTCCAACACGTTTCGCTGGTGTACGGCGCAGATCAAAATCGAGCCGATGCTGTCAGCGCTCAAATCTCTGCGCGACGAAACCGGGGAGAAATACCTCATGCTGACCGGTGTTCGTATCGGAGAGAGCGCAGCCAGAGACCAGCGCATCGCGTTGAGTTGCGGAAAAAACGGTGCCGAGTGCGGTCAGGGATGGTTTCAGCAGGCGACGCCCGAGTCTGTCGCCGACACCCTGGCCCCGCTCCTGCACTGGCGGGTGTGCCACGTTTGGGACTGGCTCACGTTCCACGCCCCGGACGACGGTTTCTATACTGCCGGCGTCGCTGACGTGTACGGAGGTAACGAGGCCGAGGAAATCAACGCCCGCACCGGGTGCATCGGCTGCAATCTCGCCAGCCAGGATCATGTCCTGGAGCGCGTCATCCGTAAACCGGCCTGGGCGCACCTATCGCCGCTGCTGCAATTACGCCCGCTCTACGCCGAACTGAAACGGCCGATAAACCGCCTGCGCAAAAACGGGGACGAGCGGCGAAACGACGGCAAGTTGAGCGTCAACCCGCAGCGCCTCGGCCCGCTAACCATGCGCGCCCGCCGCTGGGGTCTATCTCAGGTGCTCGACATCCAGGCCGCCGCCGGAGTCGATCTAATCAATCGCGAGGAGCGGATTCGCATCGACGAACTGATCGACGCCAACACATGGCCGCAAAAATGGTCAGGCGATGAGGCGACCGGAGATATCCCAATGGACGCCATTCTGGCCGAAGGCGTCATTCAGCCATTGTTAGTGAGGTAACAGCGTGAACATTATCCAAATGGAAATTAATGCGGAAATAATGCGCATCGCGAATGAGATCAACGCGGCGCGGATGTATCGGCGTGCGCTCACAGAGATTGCGCAGGAGCGCATGGACTGTATGGGGGACAACTGCCCGTACTGCGCCGCTGGCCTGGAGCATCCGCCAACCCGCGCCGCACAATGTGCGCTGGAGGCGTTGAACTGGAGCGTTGAAAATGTGCGCTGATTGCTCGCTGCTCGTTGCGCATATCGAGCATCTACGCAGGCAGATGCAAACCGTCTCGCTGGACGATGAGGCGCAGATCAATCTATTCATGGCCCGCATCGAACAGGCGGAAACAGAGTATCAATATCACGTCTGCCTGCATCACGGACAGGTGCCGCATGTATCCGCATTCTGGCGCGGCATCGATTGGCGCGACATGATGAAATTGAGCCATGCGATCACCGGATGGAGCAACTGATGAACCTGTACGAGCTCATAGCGCTATCAGGGTACATCACCAACCTATGGCGTGCACACACTGGCGCCAGCGCAAAAACATACCCGACGTTTGACCAGGTGCGGCAATATCTGGTTGAGATGTTCGGCATAGAGTTCGATTACACACCGCCGGCCTGGACAGCGCCGGCAAACGAGAGGAGAACATGAGCGAACACGAGATCCAAAACGCCATCATGGAATGGCTCCACCAGCACGGCATCTATGCCGTGCGTGTCAACTCCGGTCGGGCAATCGTCAAAGGCAAGGGCCGGATGTACGCCATTGCAGGCGCACCAGCTGGAACGCCGGATATTATCGCCTGTGTCAGCGGAGTATTCGTCGGTATCGAGGTGAAAACAGAGACCGGGAAAATGTCACCTGAGCAACATGAGGCAGCGCGGAATATCGAGAGTGCAGGCGGGAGGTGCTACACGGTCAGGAGCCTGGACGATGTGAAGCGCATCACCGGATATATCTACGAGTGCGAGAATGCACAAACTAACCACTCGCTTGACGGCGGAACCGTCGTAAATGCAACAGAGGATGTGAAATGAGGATACCGGCATGGGTCGAAAACGCCGCGCACGTCACGCGCGGCACAATGGCGGATCACGCCGAATGGCTGACGCGCAATTACAAACACGACCGCCTGTCAGGTCGCGGTGCAGAGTATGCCGCAGCCGTGCGCAGGTCTGGAGCCAGGGATTTGCAACTGCGCGGCTACGATGTCATCTCGCACCACGATTGCAACACGGGCGAGACGATCTATTTTGTGTTGGAGGAACAGAAATGACGATCATAAAACGAGGCGAAATAGTTTGCGTGATTGAGGCTATCCAATACGAGGGGGACAGCACTGTTGCAATGATGATTGCACTGCAAGATTTCGATTTCCAGGATGCAATTAATCGTAGCGGGCACGCGGAGGCCGAGAAAAATCAATTCTGGAATTACCCGAAAGATTTTTGCGAATGGCTTTCGGAAAACAAATTATGCGAATTCGTGGATCATTCAGTTATTGAATTTACGTTTGTACGGAATACTATTGCGTATAATATGTTTCACGTTAGCCATGAGATGAACGGTGAAAAATGGGCAACGCTCCCGGCTGCGACAGAGGATGATGGAGGTGAGAAATGAGCGAGAACAGGACAGATTGGTACTATCGTCAGATCGAGAACGCAACGCTGCAAGTTATCAGCGAAAGCGATGGTGTGCGCATTTTTATGCTGCGAAAATATCCCAACAGCACGATGATGAGCACCTATATCATTTTTGCAGTTGGCCGTATCATCATCACGGGGGATATGCCGGTGCGCGATAACGGCATTATCGCCGCTGGCTACGATCTCGAATGGTTTTCTGGGGGTCTATCGCCCGATTACCTTGCCGAAAAGTTTCTGGAAAAAGATTTTCATCCCGAGATCGCAATGCGCCAATGGCGGGAAATGATCGATCAGTACCAGACCGAACTGGATCAGTTTCGCGCAGAATGCGGAGACGAAGAGCCAGACAACCTGCTCTTGCGCGAAACGGCCTGGCGCTATGATTGGCACAAAGTGCACGGGACGGTCATTGATGCGATGAAACTTGTTATCGAGCGCGGCGTTGAGGATTTCGACAGCTACGAGAGCGTAACAGGAATTGCGCTGCGCCAGGACGGCGGCCCTGTAGACGAATTTCATCCAGCGAACGATCTTGAGTCAATCGGCTGGGGTTACGACCCAAACGAAATCGGTTGGCTCGCCGCAATTCAACGACGGTTCGCCGAATGCTACGCGGCGATGATGGAGGTCGAGAAATGAGCGAGAACACAGAATTGTCAGAACTCCGCGCCGATCTGGCACTGCGCATGGCCGAGATCGAGCGCCTGCGCGAGACGATCAGCGTGTTGAACGCGCAGATTGAGGCCGCGCCGCGATGGGTGTCGTGTAGTGAGAGACTGCCGGACACCGACGGTATGTATCTGGTGTACTGGGGTGAGGATGTTTACAGCGCTGAGTATTTCGGTCGTGGTGATGGAGGATGGGGTAATTACGCAAACAAGCGCATTGTGGCCTGGATGACTATCCAGGAGGTAAAAAATGACTGAGAACCAGGAGCTATATACCAGCGATGCGCAGCGCCGGGTACATGCCAATGTAATTCAGCGCGGGTATAAAAACGGCTGGACTGACAAGCAATTCATCGCCCGGCAGGTAGTCAAACTCGGCGAGGAACTCGGAGAACTTGCGGTCGTGCTGGAGTTTTTCCTTCCGGCCAATGCCTATCGCCACCTGGTGCAGACAGGCCAGGTGTGCCGCATGGAATTTGGCGAGAACAAATTCTTGCGCGCAAAAAATATTCTGGCGGATGCGAACCGGTCGTGGGTCAGACAGGAACTGACCGACATCGTGGTAATCTGCCTGGTGTTGGCGCAGGCGATTGGGTTTGACGTGATCAGCGCTGCGGTCGAGAAATCGCGCAGCGATATTAGCAGAGGAGTGAGATAGACAGCCGCAAATCAAAAGGCCCCGACCAGGGGCCTTTTTTGTTATCTGCGCTCATCAATCAGCATAGTATCCGATGTATCCGCGCTCGATACCCTCGGCGCTCCTGCTACCTAGCGCCCGCTGCACACATTTGCGCCAGAGATACGCCAGACGAGTTGCAGCATACGGTCTGTCCTGATACATATCCTCTACATGACCCCAAATGCGGGTCTCGCAATCCTCGGCGTTTGCGTAAAAAATACCGTGTCTGTCGCAGAACCGCCGCGCTGATTTTTTCAATTTCGCCTCATCAACAGACGAGGCCTCGCGAATGATTGACCATGCCATTTTATCCTCTGTCCGGTGATTACGCTCACTAGGAAGCGACTGAAAATTATTTCGAGAAGTAAATCGTCGACGATTGGCCGCAGCCGTAATCCTCGACGACCGAGTACACCAGCATTTCGGTTTCGGGCCAGTAATGCAGATTGCGCGGCAGCGTCGTTCCATCCGGCAATTCGTTCTCGTAGTATACGCCAATCTCCAGCCGTTGCCGGATGTCGGCCACGATATCCGCCGGGCCGTAATACTCACGACCCGATCCATTGTAGTCAGACCAGGAATACCGGGCCGCCGCGACCTTCGTAAATCCGTATTTTTCAGCAGTGATACTGGCAGCGGTCGTGCTGGCATTTCCTACAATTTCCGGGATTTCGGTTTCGATCTTGATTTCCATTCTCGTTCTCCTTTTGTCGCTCATCAGCACAGGCCGTTTTCCTGTGGACACCCCTAGCGGGGTGTTTCGCGTGCTAGTCCTCGTCTGACACAAATTCGAGTTGAAATGCATCATAATCCCACATGGGGGTGTCCTCATCCTGCATCTCGTCCAGGTCAATGTTGAGCAGGGAGGCGACCTCCTCCAGACTCATGGAGTGGTCAGTCAGGATTTGCCCCAGAAACTCGCCCTCGTAAAACAGTTTTGCGTACATCGTTTTCTCCTTGTTTCAAAATAGTTGTTTATTCGATCTCAACAGCGTCCAGGAGCAACGGCTCTCCGTCGCTGCCGGTCTCGATCGTGTTGAGGTATCCGCGCACCCGCACCACGGGCCGACCAGCGCTCAAAAACGCTGTGCTTATTAAATCTACGGCGGTCTGACCGCCATCTACTGCCATCAGGCTGACACCCTGCTCCGGGCGGTCGGCGGCGTAATTGTAGCTGTGGCCGATGGCCGGAACATGGCCGTAGCGCCAACCAGTAACCATGTAGGGCATCTCGGCGCCACACATGCCGGCGCTCAGGAAAACCAGGGCGGTGCTGTTCATGCGGTCAATTTCTTTCCAGTAGGACGAATAAACAAGCTCGTCAAAATTATTGATACCGCAGGCCGCTGCCTGCTGCCCGATCTCGTATGCTCTCTCGTAGTATTGGTTGCTCATCTCTGTATCTCCTGTCTCTCTGATGTATCTATAATACAGTTTTTCGGATGCAACAAATAGTGTCATATGTCATATTTTTGATATTACATCATATGACATTTATCATATGACATCGTGGTATAATCATCTCAGCCCAAATACACACGTGACAGGCAACGCAGAGCCGCGAGACTCTGCGTTTGCGTTATGGTTGACATTTGCGCCCGGTGTGCTATACTCTAGTAGGGTGTTGACCCGCCATGCTGTTCTCCTCACCAGACCAGGCTATATGCCTGGTCTGTGTGTTGTATAACCTGCTATTGCGTTGTATAATCATCGTATGAGCGGAATAACATGGTCAAACCAAAAACGCAGATTATCGGAACTGGTGCCCTGGCCGCGCAATCCACGCCAGATCAGGAGCGACCAGGCTAAACGGCTGGCAAAATCGTTCGAAGATTTCGGACAGGTGGAGACAATCGCGGTCGGCCCGGAAAACGAGGTGTATAACGGTCACCAGCGCCTGAACGTACTCATGCAGCAATACGGTGCAGATTACGAGGTTGAGGTACGCGTATCAAGCCGGGCGCTAGACGAGAAAGAGCGCGAGCGACTGACAGTGTATTTGCACAAAGGCGCCGCCGGCGAATGGAATTTCGACGAGCTGGCAAATTGGGATTTGCCGGATTTGCTGGAGTGGGGATTCGGCGAGGCGGAGCTTGGGATATCCATCGATCACCAGGATGGAGACCACGCAGGTGCATCCCCCTGGGATAGAATGGCAGGGGATTCTGCCGATGGAGTTTTGTTTCAATTCGGGGCTATCACCTGTCGGGTTGATCAGGCTGTATATGATGCATTTATGGCGTCCTGTCCAAACGATGATATTGCCGGTTACCTGGCGGGTGTATTTTTGCCATGAACTATTCAATTTTTGACGCGTGCTTCTCGGAGAACAGGCAATCCGGGCGCGGCATGTCTGCCGCATATTTGGCGTGGGAGCTAGGGAGACATGGGCTGCAGGAATGCCAGATCGACAAATCTGATTGCATTTTGGCAACATGCCAATCTACTGAGGCGACAGATGCTATCAGGGGATTGCGCCGCAAATATCCAGATAAGATCATCGTTTGCGGTGGCGCTGCGTCAACTAGTCCGTATTCCATAGGAAAATTCTGCGATGTTGTTTGTGTTGGCGACGGGCAAAAATTTTTGTCTGTTCTGTTTGAACATGGTATTAGGGCGGCGGCGCAACTCCCAAATGCATGGGTAGATGGAGAGTCAAGGCGCGTTGAGATAGATCAGGGTTTCCCGTGGGATATGCCACCTATTCAGGCAGAGGATGGCGCATATCGTATATGGTGCGGGCGCGGATGCAAACACAAATGCAGGTTCTGCCAAACCGGATGGGCCTACCGTTACTCAGAAAATCCAAACCCGTCAACGGTGGTATCACAGGCAAATACGCTGCTCGGACAGCGCAAAAAAATAGCCTATCTGTCAAATGATTTGTCGCAGCACAGTTTTTACAGAGCGCTTCCGGCAACGGAGCATGGGTCATACAGCGTTTCGTTCTTAAAAAAAACAGGGTCGCTGCCGCCGGCGAGGCAAATACGTCTAGGCGTTGAGGGCGTTTCCGATAGGTTGCGCAAATGCGTCTCAAAACCAATCAGCGACCTAGATTTGTTGGGTTGCACGCGATGGCTAAACGCCAACGGAAAGAGCGTTAGATGGTTCATGATTGCCGGTTTGCCTGGAGAAACCAGCGAGGATTGGGACGAATTGCGATCTATTATTCAACGCTGGAAAATCCAAACATCAAAGGGGGTATTGGCGTTATCGTTTACGGCATTTTGTCCAGACCCGGCGACACCATTTGCTACCGCGGCGCTAGACGATGGATATTGGCGCAATTTTGAGAAATTCAGGGAATGGTTTTTTGGCGGTCGCGGATGGAGTAATCGTATAAAATTGATGATGCCGCAACAGCCAGATAGCCGCATGAGGAAGGCCATGCTGTCGATGGGATTGACAGAGGGACAGCTACGCGATGGAGGGCATATGTCTCCAAATGCTCGTCTATTGTATCCATACGCATCTAATGCGTACAGTGAGGGAACAGCGAATGGCTAATCCGCAAAATCTAAAACCATTCAAGCAGGGCGATCCGCGCATCAACCGCAAGGGCAGACCGAAAAACTTCGATGCCCTGCGCGAACTGGCGCAGGCGATCAGCCACGAGGTAGCGCAGTCTGCGGGCGAACCGATTGTAATTGACGGTCACACAGCGACTGTGGCTGAAATGATCCTGCGCCAGTGGGCGCAGTCCAAAAACCCGCAGTTACAACGTGCATTTGTCGAATACGCGTTCGGCAAAGTCCCTGAGCGCCAGGAGCACACCGGGGCGAATGGTACTCCGCTGCTCGGTGGCGTAGAGTCGGCGATCAGGCAGGTATACGGTGACGACAGCGACGGCGACAGTAGCGGCGACTAGGCGAATGGCGCGGGTCGCGCGTGATGCTGGCTGCCCGGCAGACCAGTTGATACGATTTGCGCGCGCCGGCTATGTGCCGCAGCCAAAACAACTGCAATTCCACGCCGCCGCCAGGGCCTGCCAGACAGGCAGGATAGACGAGGTCGGTTTTGGTGGCGCTCGCGGCCCTGGAAAATCTCATGCACTGTTCGCTCAAATGGCGCTCGATGATTGCCAGCGCATCGCCGGTCTGAAATGCCTGTATCTGCGCAAGGTCGCCCGCCAGGCGCGTGAACAAATCGAGGATTTGCGCCGGGCTGTGCTGTGGTGCACGCCGCACGATTACCGCAGCCATGACGGCGTGATCACGTTTCCGAACGGATCACGAATACTGATCGGTCATTTTCATGACGAGGGCGATGTCGATAATTACCTTGGGATCCAATACGACCTGATCGTGATCGAGGAGACCACCACGCTGACGCTGGCGAAATACAAGACGCTGCGCGATAGCAACCGCACGTCTCGCCGTGATTGGCGGCCAGCGATCTACAACAGTACGAACCCTGGCGGTGTCGGCCACGCCTGGTACAAAGACAGATTTATCAAGCCGGCGCGAGAACGCCGGGAGACTACAACACGCTTCGTGTTCGGCACGGTAGACGACAACAAATTTATTGACGCCGGGTATCAGGCGAAGCTTGAGGAAAACACCGGCTGGAAACTGCGCGCCTATCGATACGGAGATTGGGACATCAGCGCCGGGCAATTTTTCACGAACTGGGATTACAATCGAGTCGTTATCAAACCGTTTGACATCCCGTCAGATTGGCCGGTCTGGATGGCGATGGACTACGGCTACAGTCACTATACCGTGGCATACCTGTTTGCGGCGGATGGTGACGGCAATATCTACACCGTCGCAGAACATGCAGAGCGCGGCCAGCTACCGGATTACCACGCCAGCCAGATCAAATCCATGCTGGCGCGGCGCGGTCTGTCTCTCAGCCATCTGCGCCGGTTCGTCGCTGGCTCGGATGTATTTGCCGCTCGTGGCACAGTGCAGACCATCGCAGAGCAATATGCCGCGCTCGGTATCTATCTCAACCCGGCGCAGATGGACAGGATCAACGGCGCTGGCCGTATCCTGGCGCTGCTCGGCGATGCAGACCGCGGCGTCAAAAATCGCGTGTACGTGTTCGATACGTGCGCACGCCTGATCGACTGCGTACCGACGATGGAGCACGACCCGAACCGGCCGGAGGACGTGTTGAAGGTCGACACGGACGAGGATGGCATAGGCGGAGATGATGCATATGACGCCTGGCGCTATGGCGTCATGGAGCAGATTACCCCGCGCGGCAATCAGACTGACCCGTTTGCGGGATGGTGAGGTATACATGAGTATCATTGATGACTATCTGATTGCGCCGCTGGCGCGCCGGCTGGCCGAACGCCTGGAACGAGACCGGGATGACGTTGAAAAATCTCGCGCCTATCGCGTCGGCGTCCAGCCGCCATCGCTGCGTGTTGTTGCCGGAGGAGCGAACGACAACACAACGATCAACCTGTGCGGTCTGATTGCGGATCGGATTGTATCCGGCCTGCTCGGTCGCGGTATTGAGTTCGACCTACCAGGCGATGAGGAAACGCAGGAGAGCCAATACATCGATCTGGTTTGGAGCGCCAACAAACAGCCAATATTGCTGCACAAAGCCGCGCTCAACGCATCGGATGCAGGAACCGGATATCTGATGATCGTTCCTGGCGGCCTGCAATTGGATGACGGCACATTGTTACCGCGACTGGTGGCGACAGACCCGGCGTTGGTTGAGATGGAGTCATTGCCGGATGACTACGAAACCGTGATCCGCTATACGATCACGTACCAGGTCACACAGGATGATGTCGACATGATGACAGACGCCATCTATCGGCGATACATCATCGAACATGTAGCGCCAGACATTGACGAAGCCGGCAACCAGTCTGGCGGAAACACCTGGCAGACCGTCTACCAGGTGCGCGACAAATCCACCGCCTGGAACTGGCAGACCGTGCAGGTCATTCCCTGGCCGTACACGTTCCCGCCAATCATCCACTGGCAAAACCTGCCTGCCGGAAATTCGGTCTACGGCCGCCCGGACATCACGCCAGATGTGCAGCACGTCCAGGATCGGTACAATTTTGCGGCGAGTAACATTCAGAAAATAATCAGGTTGTACGCACACCCCTTGCGTTGGGCGCGTGGGATCAGCGCACAATCCGTATTACAGATGGGGCCTGACAAACTCCTGAGCCTGGACGGCCCTACCGCCGAGATCGGCCAAATGGAGCAACTCGGCGATCTGTCGGCTGCGCAGTCGTTTGCGGCTACCCTGCGCAAATCCATGTTCGACGTCACGCGCACTGTTGACACCGACAGCATGGCGGACAAAGTTGGAGCATTGACCAATTTTGGCCTGCGTGTGCTCTATCAGGATTTTCTCGCCATGATCGGCACAAAACGGGAATTGCTAGGCGATGCGCTGATCGAGATCAATCACCGCCTATTAGTGCTGGCCGGGTTCGCCAACACAGACGGCGGCGATATCATCTGGCCCGACCCGCTGCCGGTGAACGATGCTGAGGTAAGCGCCAGCATTGCCAACGATCTGGCAAATAAACTGGTCAGCCGCCAGACCGCAGCCATGCGGCGCGGCTACGATTGGGAACAGGAACAGGAACGGATCGACGCCGAAGCCGCCGCCGCGGACAATATCGGCGCGCAGCTTTTACGATCGTTCAACCAGGGCCTATAACGGAGGTGCAAAATGTTTCGTGACATGCAGATTGCAGGCGAGGTGCTCAAACACGAGAACGGATACACGGGAGGTATCGAGTTTGTGCGCGGCCTGGTACACGAGGGCCGCATGAATTACCTGAACGCCTATTTTGCCAGCGTCGCAAACGGCGGCACAGTTGACATTGCATTCGTGTGCGGCGCCGCTGTGCCGAGAGCTACAGCCGCCATCGCGACGGGAGGCGAGTGCAAAACGGAACTGTATCGCGGCGCGACTGTGACAGGCGGCACAGTCGTACCGATCTACAACGCAGACGACAATCTAGATTATTCCGGCTCTGCATCTGTCTATCACAGCCCGTCCGTTTCCGCCGCCGGATCACTGATTGCACAGGGCTATATCGCTGGAGGATCAGGCGGAAACGCCGTAGGCAATGTCGTGCAAATGGACAGTGAGCGGGCGCTGAGGCCTGACACAACCTACCTGCGCCGGATAATCAATATGTCTGGAAAATCGATTGAAATTTGTTATTCGGTCGAATTCTACGAGGTGGCGTAATTGCCGAACACCGCACTCATTGACCAGGCCGCACGCTATCGCACCGCGCTGGAGCGCAGCGACGCCGAGACCATGCGCAAACTGGCGGATGCGTACAATGTCATCTATCGCCGGCTTCTCGGAGACATCGACGCATTGTCGCTCGAACTGGCTGCGCTTGACAATCCGACGCGCGAGCAGGTCAAACAGCTACAACGCTACCGCCGCCTATTGACCGATACCGCAGAGCAGCTCAACCGCTATGGCGTGTACGTAGATACCGAGAGCAGCGCAGCATCGCGCCTGGCAGTGGAGGTCGCGCTGAGAGATACGCGTACCCTGGCGCGCCTGTCTGCCGGCACTGACGCAATCCTGGCCGAGTGGAAAACGCTCAACCCGCAGGTGGTTGAGACGCTAACAGGGTACCTGGACGACACCGGGCCGTTGTACAAGGCCATCAGACAGATAGCGCCGGACACCGTGCAGTCTGTCGCCGATGCAATCCTGGAGGGTGTCGGCTATGGCCGCAACCCAAAGGACATAGCGACCCGCATCACGAACGCGCTTGGGATGGGCCTGACCGACTCAATGCGCCTTGCGCGCACGGTGCAAATCTACAGCTACCGCGAGGCCAGCCGCGCCAATTACATTGCCAACAGCGATATTGTCATAGGCTGGTGGTGGATGTCGGCGCTTAAATCCGAGACCTGCGTATCATGTATCGCCATGCACGGCACATTTCACGGGCTCGACGAAACGCTGAACGACCATTATAACGGCCTGTGCACGGCTGTACCCGCAACCGTCACCAACGAGAAAACGCCATTTGCGCAGACCGGCGAGCAATGGTTTGAAAGCCTGAGCGCCGGCGACCAGCGCGCGTATATGGGGCCTGGGCGATACGACGCCTGGAAGGCTGGCAAATTCTCGTTCTCGGATTTGACAACGACGCATGATGATGACGTGTTTGGCGAGATGCGCACCGCCACGCCGTTGAAGGACTTGGAAAGTTGACAAACGTGATACAATAGATATACACACATTGTACAGGAGCAAAACAAACATGGATCAACAGCCAGAGATTGGCAAAATCGAAGCGCCGGCAGGGATTGCCGCGCAAAACCCGCCGGCCGCACAGGCCACCGAGATGGTGAGCATGAGCGCCGCGGAATTGGAGCAGTTACGATCAGCACTGAAACAGGCGAACGCCGAGGCCGCCAAACGCCGGAAGGAATTGGAGGCGGTCGAGGCCGACCGGAAAGCGAAGGCTGAGGCCGAGATGACCGAATTGCAGCGCGCGCAGCAGCGCATGGCAGAACTGGAGCAAGCGCTCCGGCAACGTGACATCGCTGATTTGCAGCGCGCCGCAGCCGAGAAGGCCGGCATCCCTACCGCGCTCGCCTCCCGCCTGCACGGCGCAACCGCCGAGGAGATCGAGGCGGACGCCGCAGAGTTGGTGAAACTGCTCGCCATCAGCAAACCACAACCGCAGGCCGCAGCCGTGGCCGCGAATCCTGGCCCTGCCGCAACGCAGGTGCGGGAGAGCGACGCCGAACGCCGCCGCAGGTTGGGTATCTAGGAGCGTATTATGACTATGACGTACCAAATCAACCAATGGTCGGATGTCTCGGCCATTGCCAACGCGATGCAGGATGATGCGATTTTCATCATCCGTCAGACCGCGCTCATGCCGTCACTGGTCACCGTGTTGACTGACGCCACCGGGATGAACCCGCGCAAAGGCTACAAATACGGGTCTGGCACTATCAGTCAGGTCTCGGACGGTGACGACCTGGCATCTCAGGCGTTCACCCCGGCGCTGGATCAGACCCTGACGCCGTACGAGTACGGTATGCAGTATTTCGTCACCGACGCCCGCGCCGAGAGCGAGCTGCCGGAGTCGATCATGACCGATGCCACCCGCGACTTGAGTTTTGCGGCCGTGGATAAAATTGAGACGCTGTTGTGCGGCGACATGGCGTCGCTGACCGGTGGCACTGTCGGCACTGCCGGGACTGCCATCACCTGGGGCTATGTGAGCGCCGCGATTGCCCGCGCCCGCAATGCCAACAAATCGAACAGTGTTCCGCTGTCCGTCGTGATCCACGTCTACCAGGCCGCCGTGCTCGCCAAATCCGCCAGCATTGCTGGTGCAACCACGGTTGCCGCAACCGGTGTCGCCGATCAGGTGACTCGCCAGGGCATTACGCAGGCGTTCACGTTCATGGGGGTTCCTGTCTATCAGGTGTTCGCCTCGCCAGACGCCAATGACGATTTCACCGGTGGCGTATTCCCGCGTGAGGCGTTGGCGCTCGACTGGCGTCGGCCTGTGCGGATCGTCCCGCAGCGTGATGAGAGCCGGCGCGGTACCGAGTTCAACATGTCGCTCGTCATCGCTCACGGCGTCTGGCGCCCTGACCGTGGCGTCAAAATGGTATTCGACGCAACTGCGCCGACCAGTTAACAGGAGCGTGCAAAATGGCTGATACGTTTGATGTGAATGTTGTTTGTCTCGGCAACGTCGGCGCGCTCTCCAACGGGAGCCGCGCAATGGCGCAATTGCCTGCTACTGGCGGCGCGATCACCGTGCTCAATGCCAATGTTGTGTCTGGCGGAGCCGGCACGACCTCGCTGTACCTGGTCGACATGGGTACCGCCGGAACGTCGGTGAGCGGTACTATCGCCTCGTTTCCTGGGACTGTGGCCGCAGGGCCGAACACCGGCACGCTGGTTACCGCCGTCGTCGAGGGCGGGCACTGGATCGGGATTTACGAGGCGAATGCCGGGGCCGCTAACGCGGTTACCGTGCCGTCATTCTCGTACCTGATGGGCAAATAGCCAATATCGGTAGTCCAAAACGGGCGGCTAGCGTGCGCACGCGAAAACGGGACACCCTCCCCCGCTGCCGCCCGTCACACCGGAGGGATCGGAGGGTATCGTATGAAAATCCATTGGCTTAGCAACGCACCCTGGGCCGCAACCGGCTACGGCAATCAAACCGCGGTGTTCGTTCCGCGCATCCACAAACAGCATCCCGTATCTATCACGGCATTTTATGGCCTGGATGGTGGCGTGCTCAACATGGATGGCGTCATGGTCTACCCGAAGGCCACGCACCCATACGGCCAGGACATTGCCGCCGCCAACGCCCGCAACAACGATGCGCGCGTCATTATTTCGCTGATGGACTCCTGGGTCTGTGATCCGCGCATGTTGCAGAGCGACGGTATGCTGTGGGCACCGTGGTATCCGGTCGATATGGAGCCTCTGCCGCGCCCGATCCGTGACAATATTTCTCAGGCATTTGCGCGCATCGCCATGAGCCGCTTCGGTGAGCGCATGACCAACGAAGCCGGGCTGAACTGTTATTATGTTCCGCATGGCGTTGACCAGCGCATCTACCGCCCGCTACCGCGCGCTGAGGCGCTGGAACGGCTGCATTGGCCGAATGATCGGTTCACGGTCTCAATGGTCGCCGCCAATCAGGGAAATCCGTCGCGCAAATCGTTTCAGCAGGCGCTCGAAGCGTTTGCAATGCTGGCTGCAAAACACGATGATGCTCACCTGTACCTGCACACGAACAAATCAGAGCACGGGGAGCGCGCCGGGGTCAACCTGCCTGAGATCGTCCGGCATCTCGGCATCGAAAAACACGTCTCATTTCCTGACCAGTACGCCTACGCCATGAGCCTGTACCCGCCATATTATCTGTGCGATGTATACAACGCGTCCGATGCGCACATGCTGCCATCGATGGGGGAGGGGTTCGGCATCCCAACGCTGGAGGCGCAGGCGTGCGGCTGCCCGGTGATCGTCGGCGATTGGACGGCATCGAGCGAACTGTGTTTTAGCGGGTGGAAAATCCCAAAGTCGGAGTCTACGCCGTTCTGGACGCCACTGGCCGCGTATCAGTACATTGTGCACACCGGCGCACTGTACGAACGCCTTGAGGCTGCGTATCAGATGCGTGGCAATGAGGATTATCGCCGGCGCGCGGTCGATGGGGCCAAACCGTATCATGCTGATCGTGTGCTCGAAAAATACTGGCTGCCGGTGCTGGCCGATATTGAGGCCAACATCAACGAGCGCCTGACGTTTGACCAGGCGGTGCGGGCATGACGCAGAGTGATGCTATCCTGATCCAGCACGCCTACAGCGGTAGTGATTACAGCCGCATGTTGGCGCAATTCTACGCGCGCCATAGTGAGTATTGCGGCCTGTGGCATATTGACTATCAGTGCTATGTCGGCGATGTGATCCAGTTAGACCCGCGCCTGGGCGGTTGGGCAAAAATCCATCTGATCCGTGAGGCGCTGGTACGCGGATACCAGCGCGTAATCTACTGTGACGCAGACGCGTTCGTGTATGATTTCCGGTCTGACATCCGCGACGGCTGCCCGCAAGCGCCTGGGTTTGGCGTGACGTGGCACGAGCGCCCGGAACGTCACTGGAACGTCGGGATGCTCTACGTCACCGCCGGACTGCAAACGAATGAATTTATCCGCGAGTGGCTGCGGCGTGCTCCAGGTGAGGATGCATGGCATGAGCAGCGGATTTTCAATACGATGGCGACCGAGGATGCGTACCGCGAGACAGTATGCACTATTGCGGCGAAGTGGAATTCGTGCTATGCTAATAACGAGGTCGCTGACGCAGTCGTGAAATCCTATCACGGTGCAGGATCGGCGCAGGAACGGTTATCGCTCATGAGAGAGGCTGCAAAATGTTGAAAACGATCGAACTCGGCTGCGGTGTGCATCCAACACCCGGCGCGGTGCATCATGATCGTATCCTGCACGCCGCACACGTTGACATTGCACACGATCTGGATATGCTGCCGTGGCCGTGGAGCGACGGCGAGTTTGACAAAATATTGGCGCTGGATGTCATGGAGCATTTGCGGCTGGACGTGCAAGCCTGGCTGGACGAGTGCTGGCGCATCCTGTCGCCTGGCGGCCTGCTCGTGCTGCGCCTGCCAGCCTGGGACAATCCAGTATCATGGCGCGATCCAACGCATCGCCGGGTATTTCACCCGGAAACGTTCGACTACTGGGATCGTTCCAGGCCACTGCACCAGGATTACGGGTATTTCTATTTTTCCGAGTCGGGCCGCTGGTGGAGCGTGCAGAGCGTTAGCCGCGAAAACGGCGGCGATCTCGGTTACGTGCTACGCAAGGAGGCGTCATAATGCCGTTCAAATCCAAAAAACAGCGTTCGTGGATGTATGCCAACATCCCGACGGTTGCCAAAAAGTGGACGAAAAAGTACGGATCTAAAATCCGTAAATCCGGCGGGCGCAAATGACTGCACGAACCGGGATGGCAAACCTGATTGCCGATCTGCGCGGCCTGACCGATGCCGGTACGGCTGATTGGACATCTGGCACGGTAGTGTATTGGGATGATGACCAGTTACAAAACGTGCTCGACCGCAACCGCATCGACCTGTATTTCTCGGCGATCAATCCGATTGCGCAGACCGTGAGCGGCGGGTCAACCGTCTATACTGAGTATCGTGCGCAGTATGTCAACATCGAGAGCGGCACAGCCGCCATGTATTTGCAGGACGCTATCGGCGCGACTGTGCCAGCCACAAACTACACGATGGATTACCGGCGCGGCGCATTCACGTTCACAGCCGACCAGGGCGGAACAATCTACTACCTGACCGGTCGGGCGTATGATCTGTACGGAGCGGCCGCCGACGTCTGGTCGATGAAGGCGGCCAACGCCGCAAAACGGTTCACATTCTCGACAGATAATCACAAGGTAGAGGCCGGGCAGTTGGTGCAGGTGTACAATGCTCAGGCGCAATATTACCGCTCGATGTCGATGCAGAGCACCAGCAGCATCGACCTGACGCGCGGCGATGAGGTGACGTGCTATGACCTGGATTAGCTCCGCCGATCTGGACTATATGCGCAGTATGATCAACGGCGGGATGCTGCCCGACACGTGTAATATTTTGGCGGCTGCACTGGTCGCGGATGGTGAGGGCGGCGCAACCACGACTTGGGGCACAGCCTACGCAGGCGTTGCCTGCCGGTTGGATGCGAAATCCGGCGACAAAACAACGCAAAACGAGCGCCTGACGCCGTATCATACGTATCAATTGACGCTGCCGTACAATGCCAGCATTTCGACCGCAAACCGCGTGCAGGCTGGCGGCTATCTGTTCGATGTGGTGACCATTGACCCGCCTGGAAAATCCTGGTCTGCATGTGTGCGCTGTGAGTTGGAGATCGTGAATGGCTAGGCAAATTGTGCTCGATACGTCCGAACTCGACCGCATTGCAGCGCAGCTAGGCGCAAACGTACAGCGCGTTATCGCATCGCTGGCGTTTGATATCGAGGCGGGCGCAAAACAGGCCGCACCTGTAGATACATCGGCGCTGCGCAACTCAATCTATACCAATGTTGCCGGCAACAACGGCTATTCTCAGGCGTCCGGCGCTGCTCGTGGTGCGCGCCCGGATGTGCAGACCGAACCTATCCCGCAGCCGTCCGGCAAAATCATTGCCACGGTCGGCGCGTGCGTCGAGTATGCGGAGCATGTTGAGTTAGGCGGATCACATTCAGCCGCGCAGCCGTATCTACTGCCGGCGTGTGAGGCGGTGTACCGTGATCTGGCGAACGGCGAGACCTGGCGGTCTGTGGTAGGGGAGGGATAATGGCAATAGGATATGATCTGTACCCGGCGATCTACTCCAAACTGACAGGATCAACGGCGCTGACGGCGCTCCTGTCTGGCACAACGGCGGTGTACGACAAACAGGCTCCAATCGGCGCGGCGCTGCCGTATGTGGTGTACTCGATTGCGGCGGGCGGGCCGGATAATATTTGTCCATCGCCGCTTGAGAATGTGGTTGTATCCGTGCGGGCCTGGGCCGAGACCGGCAAACAGGCGCGGGCGATAGATCAACAGATTGACAACCTGCTACGCGGCACGAAGCTGACCATGACCAATGGTTGGGTGAATTTCTGGTCGGCTCGCGAGCAGGATATAGAGATGGTGGAGACCAGCACTAGCAATCAGGTGCGATACATGGCTGGCGGTCTCTATCGGTTCAGGTTCGACAAATAACGAGGTGCAAAAATGACTGATGGTTATGCTGGTTCTGTGAGTTACGCGGCGTTCATCGCCGCGGGTGGCGGTACGACTGTGCTCACCGGGAAATTCCGCGAGCAATCGCTCACCCCGTCTGTGGCTCTGATCGATCAGACCGCGGGGGCGGACGCGACAAAATCCTATATCCCGAACGTCACCGACGGCCAATACTCGCTGTCCTGCCTGGCGCAGACTGGCGGTAGCGCGTTCGTCAATGCGATGGTCGCCGGCGCTCAGGGTACGTTGGTGCTCGGCTTCGAGGGCACCGCCGCCGGCAAGCCGAAAAAGACCATTCCGGTTATCTCGCTCGGCGCGAAGTTGGACATGCCGTACAACGACGTGGTTACCGTGTCGGTCGATTTTCAATTCAACGGTGCGGTCGTGGATGCGTCCTGGTAGGCGGTGACGTATGCCAAAAATCGGAGGGTATGATATCACCATCGACATGAACGCCATCACCATCCGCGAGTATCGCCGGCTGTTCGCAGACGACAAACCGGACGGATATGATGACGAAATCCTGGCGCGCGCGTGCAATCTCACCGTTGATCAGATTGGCGAGCTCGGCCAGCATGATTACCGGCTGCTGGTGCGCGAATTCTGGCGCGTCGCTCGCGATCCGCTGGCGAGCGATGAAAAAAACTAGGTAGGCGAGTTTGGGAATATCTATCCGGGTACTCCCAACTCGCCCCGCTCGAATTCGTGATCTGGAACATGGCGGAGCATTTCCATTGGACGCTGGACTACATAGAGTCGCTGCCGGTGGAACGGCTGAGAGAGTACGAACGCATCCAGGACGCCAGGAACAAGGCCGGGAAGGGCAGGCGTAAATGAGCACAAAAATTGCAACCCTATTCGCCGAGATCGGCGCCGACACCACAAAATTTGACCGTGGTGCTCGTGATACGAAGCGCGGCCTGTCTGATCTGCGTGACGGGTTCGAGGCGTTGACCGGCGTCACTGTCGGCGCGGCTGCCGGCATCGGCGCGCTGGTCGCCGGCCTGAAATACTCCACCGCTCAGGCGATGGAGAGCGAGAAGGTCATGGCCGCCACAGAGGCGACCATTCGCGCGACCGGCGGCGCCGCCGGCATGACGGCTGATGAAATCTCAGACCTGGCGAGTTCCGAGAGTCGTCTGACCGCCATCGATGACGAGGTCATCCAGTCCGGCGCGAATATGCTGCTCACGTTCAAAAACATTGGCGAGAACACGTTCCCACGCGCTACCAGGGCTATGGAGGACATGGCCGCTGCAATGGCGAACGGGAACATCGCGCAACTTGATTTGCAATCTACCGCGATTTTGTTAGGCAAGGCTCTCAACGATCCGATTGCTGGCATTGGCGCGCTGACAAAAAACGGCGTCACACTGTCAGACGTGCAGAAGCAACAGATACGTGATTTCATGGCGGTAAACGACGTCGCCAGCGCTCAGGCCGTCATCCTGGCCGAACTGGAAAGCGAATTCGGCGGGATGGCCGAGGCGATGGGAGGCACGAATCTCGGCAAAATTCAGAAGGCGAAAAACGAGCTTGACAATCTTGCGGCGACCATCGGCGAAAAATTGCTGCCGTTTCTCGGTGATGCGGCTGCCGGCGCTGCAACGCTGATGAGCGCTCAGGACAGGTTGAGCAGCGCATTTCAGGCGCAGGAACAGCGCACACGTGAGACGGCCGGATCATACGAGGAATACATCACCGAGGTGCAGCGGGCCTATGCTGCGTCTCATCTGTACGGCGTGCGACAGGAGGTGTTGGTCAGGCAGGGTGACGCGCTGAGTGAGGCCAATTTCAACGCCGCCAAGGCTGGTCGTGAGGCGAAGGAGAGTTTTGCCGGCATGGCCGGCGCGGCGGCGATGATGAAACAGCCGATGCAGGACGCCGCGGAAGAGGCCGACATCGTCAAAGGCAAAATGTCCGAATTAGGGCTGTTTATGGCGGGCGACGTTGGGCAATCGTTTGTTGATTTTTCGGACAAAATGAGAAATCTCGGCGACCAACAGAATGAGATCGTGACCAAAATCTCCGAACTGGAGTCAAAAGCCTGGCTGACGCCGGAGCAGCGCCAGCAGCTTGAGGATTTGCGCGGCAAATTGGACGACAATAAAAACGCCGTCAAAGAAGCCGCGGACGCATTCGAGAAGGAGTCAAAACGCATCGTATTCTCGATCCTCCAGCAGCGCCTTGCGTCTGATGGCCTGACAAAAACTGAGGCAGACGCGCTGGTGACGGTCGCGCAAAAATTCGGCCTGATCGACCAGGCAACAAAAATGACGTATGATGCAATTGGCGACGTTGTGACACAACTGGACGAGGGCAAAATCTCAGCCGATGGCATGGCCGACGCAATCGAGCGTATCAGCGACAAGAACGTGAAAATCGGCATCGAATACACAGAGAGCGGGGTATACAACCCATACGGCAACCGCGTAGATGTGCGCGGCGGCGCAGTGTCCGGCGAAAATGCCAATGGCGGCGTGATCATGGCAGGAGAAACGCGGCTCGTTGGCGAGCGCGGGCCGGAGATGATCTCGACAACCGCACACGCGCAGGTGACGACAGCAGAGACGCTCTCAGGCCAGCAGCAGGGCACAGGCGGCGCCGGAGGCCAGATCATCATCTACGGCAATCCTACCATCTCACTGTCCGGCGACACTCAAACGATGTTGCAGCAGGTGACTGTATGAAACTACAGGTAGTATCCTATCGTGGTGCGACCATAACCAGCAGCACGCTATCGGCATGGCTGCCGGTGAGCGCACCGCCAGCGGCGCAAACTCAGGTGATCGAGATCAACCGCAGCGGCAAATATCCTGCCTATGCCGGCAAATCGTTCCAGTCCTGGACGTTTCCGGTGCAATTCGGCATGACCGGCACGCTGCCTGCGCAGCAGGTGGATAGCCTGCGCCAGATGTTCGATCTGGAAAACCAGACGCCTGGAACGCTGGTATTCCAGGACGCGGCGGACTCGAATAAACAATATTACGTCATGGCAGTTCCTGTGTCTATGCCGTCGTGGGAATATCGGTTCGCACAGGTCAACATGAACGCCAGTGATCCAACATGGCGCAGCATGGACACCTACGCGGGTACGATTACGGCTGCCGGGAGTGTTGCGTCTGGCACGCTGACGGTTGGCGGAAATCTGTACACCAGGCCGACGATCAGTATCACGCCATCGTCTGCCGGCACAGTCGGCTATGCCTACCGCGAGTATGTGACGGTGATCAACCAGGCTCCTGTGCCGTTCCAAAATCTCCCGTATGATCTAGGCGGCACAGCCGGATACGATACGGCGACGCTGGTTTCTGCCGGAAAAATGCAGGCCACCTGTGCCGATCTGCGCGTGATGGTGGATGGCGTCGAGACAGACTATTGGCTCGACGCGCCGAACTCCAGCACAACGCATGTTTGGTGCAATCTATCGCTTCCTGGCGGCACAACCTGCGCGCTCGGCACAGCGATTACATCCGGCGGCACAGTGACAACGCTCGGAGTCAGGGTTGACGCCACCAACAGCCGGGCGTTTGACGTGTTCCCGTCATCTGGAATTGTACGCATTGACTCAGAGGAATTCGCCTACACCGGCAAGAGCAAGACCAAAACATCCTACACGCTGACCGGTGTCACTCGCTCGGTGCGCGACACCAGCGCCGGCAATCACAGCGCGAATGCCACGATCTACCAGGTGGCGCACGACATCCAATTCCTGTACGGCAACCCATCCGCGTCTGCAATCTCGGCGGACGACGCACGCAAACCGATCATCGAATTGACATCGACGAATGCGGCATGGACATTTGCGAATTTCCAGAGCGCCGATAAACTGCGTTCGGGTGGCTGGACATCGGCCATCGTGACATCTGCCAGCCAGACGGCCGCAGACCTGACGCAGCGATCAGACACCTACACGGCCACGCAGGAGACAGACGCAGACCCGGCAAGCGTCATGGGAATGACGGCCAGGGCCTACCAGAAAAAAGCGACCTGGGCGGCTGAGTCATGCACATTGGCCTGGTCAATCTATCACCCGGCAGGTATCACGCAGGTGGCGGCGTCTGGGAGCAAATACCGCAATGCCACGTCCTGGCCGTCTACGGCGGCACTGCAAAAATCCACCACCGGCGCTACGTGGACAAATGTTGTCAACCAGACAACGCCCGGAACGGTATCCACCTGGACGGCCTGGACGTTCTCTGGGACGTCTCTAGGAGGCACGGTGAATTACATCCGGTTTGCGTTTGCCGGCGCGATTGCTGCCAGCGCCAACGCGCGGGCGTCGTTCGAAATCTCGGATGTGACATTGACCATGCCTGCATCGCGTGTGCCGGTAGTCTACCGTAACAGCGAGCAGACCAACTACACACTCACAGCGCGTATCACGAACGTTACAACCGGCGCTTACATCGACCTCAACTATGGCATGGCGACCGGGAACACGATCACCATCGACACCGAGAACCGCACCGCCACGTACAACGACATCAATGCCATTGGCGGCGTCTCGCCGTCTCGCGTCGATGAATGGCTAAAACTCGTACCAGGCGCAAATGAGATTGCCTGGACGACTGAGGCAACAGACGGAACAGCATCGCTGGTATTTTCGTGGAGGGAGCGAAAAGCATGACGATCAGTCACAGTATTTCGATTTACGACCATGACGGCTACGAACTGGCGGAAATTGAGGCCAGCATCGAGGTAAACTGGATTCTGAACGAGTACGGCAATGCATCGTTTACACTGCCTGTTCGGGATCCAAAATGCACAGAAGTAAATTTGCGCTACGGCAATTTCGTCCTGGTGCGTTTCCGCGACGAAAACAACGCGCCCGTTCTGCCGGATTGGTGCGGTATGATCGACACGCCGCGAGAATGGCTCAACCAGCAGGTGAAAATATCCTGTTACTCTGCGGAGTACATCCTGACCAAACGCACCGGGACGCGCGATGAGACTGTGACCGGTGTAGCTGGTGCGCTGTTCCAGCGCTGCATCAACCGCGCTAACGAGGATGCGGATACACTGATCCGGCTCGGAAACGTCTACGGCGGCGGTAGCGAGCGACAACTGACGTTCCACTACCAGCAGATTTACAAGGCCGTCACCGGCGACGGTACGGGCGGATTGGCGCAGCGGGCTGAGAATGATTTTGAGATCGTTCCAGACGTGCAGCAGTCCGGGAGGTTACAGTTTTTGGCGAACTGGTATGAGCGCGCCGGGGTAGACCGGCTGACACAGTTGATTGAGGGCTACAATATCGAACGAACGACCGTGCGCGAGCAGGGCCGGCTGACCAACGATCTAGTTGGCTACGGCGACGGCGCAACATGGCCAGACAGGCCTGTGTACCACGCGAAAGACCAGGAGTTAATCGGCAAATATGGGCTGATGAAAGACAGTTTTTCCGCCGGTGCTTCCGAGTACGGCACGGTGCGGGTCAACACAGAGCAGGAGATTGCGCGCCGCAAACAGCCTACATTGTCTCTGCGCCTGGCGGCGCTGGATGTCGCCGATACGTACGCAAATATCCGTTTGGGCGACCGGCTGCCGCTGCGCCTGACTACTGCCGGATTTGCGGACGCAAACGGCGAGATTGGCCTGTCTACCGTTGTGCGAATCGTCGGCATGAAATACAATACAGATGCACACAAACTAGAGTTGACGTGCGAGGAGGATAACGAATAATGGCGGATGTCGATACCAAATCTGGAGAGCAGACGAACCAACTGCTAGCCGTGATCAATGAGCTACGCGCTCGCGTGGATGCATTGGAGCGCCGACCGGTGCAGGCAGATAGCCTGGATCATCTGGCTGAGACGCTCGGCACAATTGAGGCCGGGGAATTGCGCTGCCATGCTGACCCGGCTGACCCTCACGCACCCGGAGATGGTTTCAGCGGCGTGCGTGTGTCCGGCGCTCCGATGTCCGAATATTCGGATGCGCCAAATATCGCAGGCGTCGAGAATGACGTACCAACATTCTGGCTGCGCTCGGCGGATGGCGCTGCGTCATTCCTGGGCGGTAGTGCGGTGTTGTCTGTAGATGGCGTCAATATTACCGGAGCCAACACACCATACACGCATACGGTCGGGAGCGGGGCATCGCAAAGAACTGGTATCCTAACTATGACTAGTTCTGGCGGAGTTACCGAGTGGGGGCTGCGATATAAAAAACCGGTAGCCGCTGTCGCCCAGATCGACGGCTCTACAACCTGGACGACATCAGGCACAACGATTTCAGCGAGCGGGCAGAATGTAACTGCGATCACAAACGAAATTTCAGGCGGAGACGCAACCGTGACGGCTGTCACCGGTCTAATGCGCACCTATCCGGGTGCGCAAAACTCGTACAGCGTCACCGTCAAACGCGGTTTGGCCGCATATACTCCAGATTGTCTGCTAGACATACAGGCTATATGGTATACGCGATCTGATTTGACAATTCCTCTCAGCGCGTCATCTATCGTGTACCTGGATGATGACGATATCCCGGCGTCGCCAACGGTGTTCACAGCCACAGCAACAACGCCGGTTTTAGCGAATTACGTTCAGTTTCAGGTACGAGTTACGCACGACATTAGCGGATACAATCAATCTGTCGTGGTCACTGATCTGTCTGCGACGCGTGAGGCGTGCGAGCAGATCATCTCGCTGACGTTCTCCGACCGGGGTACGAAGCTCTCAAATGCGCCGTTGCAGATCGAGAAATTGACGGACTCGGATTTGAGCGACCTGTTATATACGCCGGTTGGCGGATACGCGAGCGTTTATGCCAAAACGGATACGCGCCTATATTACGATCAGCAGATCAACGACCTCGGAAACACAGATGAACGGCGTATCGCTGACATTGACGATATTGACGATCTGCTCATGAATATGGCATTTTGGTCTGGAATATAGGTACAGATATGGCAATCACTCAGGCAATGCAAACCGGCAATCTCGACGGCACAAACGCCGTGGACATCCTGGACGCTCCGGCGTCCGGTGCGCGGCGGATCACGCGCGCAATCATCATCACCAATCTGGACACTGTACCTGTGGATTTCACGCTCTACCGCGACAAGAACGGCACGGATCACACTATCGTACTGGGGGTTAGCATCACTACCGGGCGTTCGTTCATCATCGAAATTCCGTTCGTGCTCTCGGCCACAGACGAGAAATTGCAAGGCGTTCTGGCGGCCGTCAAAACCACGACAAACCCGACGTTCACCGTATCGTATGCGGAGGAGTCGTAAAATGCCCATCGTCATGTTTGACAAGACTTCCGGGCAGGTGATCGAAAAGCGCGGCATGTTTTTTATGGATTTGAAACGCATCATGATTGCCAACACCGGCTACGGCAACAGCGGATCATCTGCTGGCGTTTCGTCTCTCACGTGGAATCACACGGTCGGGAGCGGGCCAAACCGTATTCTGACCGTCGCGGTATCGGTATACAAATCATCCGGTGTTGTTGCGCCGACGTCGGTAACCTATGGCGGCGTGGCGATGACGAAAATTGCCGATGTGACCAGCAGCGTTGTTAATGCCAGTCTGTGGTATCTGGTCGCTCCAGCGTCTGGAACCGCTCAGGTGGCATGCTCGTTCTCGACCACGATCATTGGCGGCGGGGTCAGTGCGGATTACACCGGCGTGCACCAGACTGCACCGCTCGGCACAGCCGCCACGGCCACCGGCAACACAACCACCGCAACCGTAGCCGTTACCGCCGCTGTCGGTGATCTTGTGATCGATGCACTGGCAAAACGAGACACCACAGAAGCTCCGACATGTGACGCATCTCAAACGCTGGCATACCAGACCGTGAGCGCATACGTCACCGCCGGGAGCAATGCTCATGCCGGTATGAGCTATGAGGATGGCGCCGCGTCGGTTACAATGTCCTGGACGTGGCCGACCAATAACCGGTATTGGTCTATTATCGGTGTCGCGCTCAAACGAGCATAATTGAGGTGTATATGATATTACCGCCGCCATTGATAGACAACCCGCTGCCGCTGGCAGACTATCCGGTTGCTGGCGCTATGCTGGTAGTCATTATCACGCTGGCGGCTGGCGCGTACAAAATCGCCAACATGCTGCACGCCTGGCAGATCGAAAATCAGGCGTGGCAGGAAAAAATGGCGGCGCTGCGCGAGGAAGCGCAGGATAGGCGCGATGAGAAATTCACGGCGGCGATCAATGCGCAGAACACAGCGATCATGAACAGCCTGGAGCGTCTCGGTGTGCGCGTGGATGCGCTTGCCGACAAACTACAGGATCATGATACGCAGGCGAAATTGATTGCCGCCGAGGTTACGAGGCTCGCGGTGAACGGCCGCGGCGGAAAGGGAGGTGCGATTTGATCGGACGGGTATTAGTTTTGTTGGCTGGCGGGTACATGCTCAGTCATACGCTGACGACGCCAACGCGGCGCTGGTTTCCGGGCGAGAAGCTCAACCGGCTGGCATCCTACGCTCAAGGCGGCCTGGTGCTGATGGCTGGTCTCGGTGCGCTGCTATGGCCGCACCTGGATGATGACCAGCGCCGGGTATATCCTATGGCGGCGTTATCCACGCTGCTCAGTGTCGGTCTCGGTGTGCTGTTCGACGTCATGCGCCGGGACCCTCAAGATTTTGAACGGAGTTGAGAAATGGGAGAATTGTTTCAGTCTCGTAAGTTTTGGGCGCTGATCATTGCGCTCATGGTCGTGATCGTCGCTCAGTTTGCGCCGGGTGTCTCTGGAAACCTGGATGCGCACGCCGATGAATTGGCTGGCGGTCTGGTGGTGCTGTCGGCCTATATCGTGGCTGTGGCGCTCGACCCTGGGAGCGGATGGCGCGGTCTGTTGCAGTCGCGCAAATTCTACGCTGCCCTGATCGGCGTCGTGCTGACTGTGCTGTCTGTGTTTGACATCGCTCTACCGGCTGGCATCACCGGCAATCAGGTGGAGTACATCCTGTACACTCTCAGCGCCTATATTGTTGCCGTTGCGTTTGAGCGGCAAAAACTGCCGGATAACACGCAAAACGGTCAGGAATAACGCAACTCGCCGGCTGTGTAGCCGGCGAGTGCTTTCAGGGGGTGAGGAGAAACGATGGATGATATCTGACTGGCTCAGGCGCCTTGCTCAACGAGCGCTATACCAAATTGGATAACTACATCCCGTTACCGCTTGGAGACCTTGTATCCTTTCCAGACCGCAAACAGTTTACACCTGAGCCATGCGGTGAGCCGCCAGCAGGGTTCGAACCTGCATCATCCGGGTACAGACCGGACGCTCTGCCATTGAGCTATGGCGGCTGATACTACCAGTTTATATTTGCGAAATCTTCCCAGGCGGCAATGATGTTATGACAACTCCGGCGGAAGGCTTCATAATTTGCGTCATTTCCCCAACCGATATCGCCGACTTCGTACATGTTTACCCAATGACCGTGTTGGCCTTTCTTAGATCTCCAAAATCGGCAACGATGAGCCATTTTTCCAGCCATATTTCCATCCGCGGATATAACCCCTGGAAGATGAGCGCAGATTTTCATCTGCGCGTGTGGCGATCCGCCCAACAGGTGAACCGGCCAATCGAGAAAATCCCACAACGGCAATTCAGAACCTCCGAATTTTGTCGGAACGCTATACGCTAAAACGACCTGTTTTCCCCCAATCGTTTTAGGGAGTTTTCTCACGCCGCCCTGTACCTTCGGGACAATCAAGACCCGCTGAACGTATTGCGCCGCCTCCTCTGCCCATGACAAAACCTCGTCCAATTGATATTCGTACTCCCAATCAAGGACGGTTGCCATTTCAGGACGGAGATCCGCCAGGGATGCCATATACCGTTCGCGGTTTGGGTTTCTCCAATCCTGGTCGGCGAAGTGGATGGGATGGTAAACTGTGCCAGGCAATTGAGCGCCGAGCTTATATCCTGATTCATAGGCAATATCAGAAAGGCGCCTATTTCCACCGTAACAAAATATCAGAGTTGGAGCCGCCATAATATTAACCTCCGCCCGGACGGGGAGACTTCTATTCCTTCGCATTCGAACCCATGCCGCCTATACCATTCGTTTGCTGGTAAATCCGTTGGGCATTTTGCGAATAAACTCACTGCCCCCGCTGTTGTTCGCAGAATATCGAGCATCTTCCGCGCGGAACCGGGCTTTGTGCTGATAATTTCCCTGATGGTCAGCTGACCATCGCGACGCAGGTGCCAACGGCAAAATCCGCCATCGATTAAAAGCAATTCTCCGCGCTTAAAGCTTTCGTGCAACGCTTCAAAGATCATATTACCTCACGGTATACATTTTTGCCGCCCCGAGTTGGCGGGGTTGGGCTGATTGCAAGCCCGCGACCGGCCGCGTTCGCCGACCTTTATCGTCGACTACTTGCGCCTGATAATTGCCCGGTGTCACGTCCACGCCGCGGCGGATTATCATTAGATCAGCTTACCCTGCTCATCATCGCCAGCTTCGATGATGGCATCGACAATCTGACAGGTCAGGCCGCGTCTGCGGGCCTCGATCAGATATTCCACAGCCGACATCAACTCATCGCGTTTGGCGCGGGCATTGTCGTTTCCTGGCTTCATCGCGCCGAGTGCGCCGAACAAATCCGCCAGCTCGCTGTCTGCGAATTTTCCGAGTGGCTTACCATACCGCACGCTGTGGATTGACTCCACCTCATCCGTGCGTTCGATGGTGAAAACCATCTCAGCAGCGGCAGGCTGCGCAGGCTGTTCAACGGTGACTGGTGCTGGTGCGGGTTGTTCCTGTTTCACGACGGCATCAACCGGGTGATCGTCATGCGCCAGTTCGTCCGATGTGTATAACCCGCTCGTTTCCTGAGGAAACGCTTTGCGCAGCGCCAACGCCTCTGCACATTTTGCCAGCATCACATCTGGCATCTGGCTCCACAGGCCAGCAGGATTGCCGTCCCTGCCATTTTGGACATATGCGCCAAACCGCGCCACGCCCCAAAACGGTTCGCGGCAATTCGTTTTCAGAACGCCGACCTTCGCAGCGGCTGGAGGCTGACTACTCAGCCACACATCGCGCCACACTCCATCCTGACCGCACCATAACGGGCCAAGCTGGCCCTCGTATTTGCCTGAGCGGTCTGCGATCAAACGCAGGCCATCAATGCTCACCTGCACGCTCATGACCTCGCGCCCGGCGCGTTTGTCCCATCGTTTGATGGCATAAATCTGGCGGGCGAATGGGTTCAGGCCGGTGCTGTTGGCGATGTTGACGAACAATGCAAGCTCGTCATCGGTTGCACCATTCGCAATGGTGCGTTTGATGAGCTCGATCTGTTCCTGGGCTAATCCGCGTTGTTGAGTAACAGATAATTGATTATCCATGCAATCCTCACATTCCTGGCCGCAGACTGTCGATAGTCGCGGCGCAATCAGCGGCTTCCTCATCGAGCGCCGCATTTGGGTTATTGAGAGCATCGGCGCGTGCTTTGGTGAGCGCAGACCAGGCATCAAACTCCGCACGCTCTGCGGCATGCATCCTGGTCAAATTACCGCTCGACGGGCAACCATCGTAGGCGTCAATCGCCTCAGTCAACTCGTCCAGTTTTTTGTGCCATTCGTCCTCAAGCCGAACGATCAGCGGATCAATAGGCCTGTGTGTCGGGCGTTGGTCGAACCATGTTGCGTTCTCCATGCGAGCTCCTTTCCTGTGCATCCATGATAGCACTGGATGCACAGGCGTGCTAGTGACATTTGTAACTATTTTGCAAACTCTGCGTACATCTGGCGCCCGAAATCATGGTACACAGCGCTCATCACCTGGGCGCGGTGCTCAAAGAGCTCCTGCATCATCACGCGCCCACTCGACCACGACAGGTTCGTCCACGCTTCCAGGTGCGCATCCAGCGCCCGGCGTGCGGCCAACAGCGCGCCCTTGCGCAGATCATATTTATCATCGCTGTGGCAGGTGGCGTATCCGAGCGCCGGAAAAATTGCATGGTCGCCGATGCGCCCGGAGACGATGCAGGCCGTGATCTGGCCCCACGCGAACACATCGAACCGCACATCCTTGACGGCGATTACCAGGCGGTCGCTCTGTGTAGCTGTGGCAATCGGATTGACGGCATCGTCCCGCAAACACTCCAGATCGGCGAGGATGACAGCCTGAGCGCTGGCTACATCGTTTACCGCCATGAAATCCTTGATCTGCTGTTTTTGCACGTCTGACAGTGTGACACAGTTTTTCGTCAGCGCGCCAATGCCGGCAATCGGATTTTTTGCGTCGTCCCGCAAACACTCCAGATCGGCGCGGGAGTCATTGATTTCTGCGCGCAGGTCGTCGATGTGATCCATCACCCGTTTTGCGGCGCCCGCAGGGCCACCGACGCACGCAAATGGAACGGCTTCTGCGTATCCACTCGCATGGCGCAGACACGACAATAGAGAGTCTCTCCATGCGTCATGACTGCCCCGCATGATTTCGCTTTCCGTGCTCCATTTCTCGCACTGTTCGCGCAGCCGTTCATTCTCCGCGCGTAACTCAACATATTTTTCTCTCATCAATGTGATCAATTCCGCGATCTTGGTTTTGACGGTTTCTGGATTGGTGCGGTCGATGCTGTATTTGGCGCCGTTGATCCCGACATCCAGGCATCGAAGCGCTGCGTCTTGCCAGGCGCTCGCGCGCTGTTTTTCATATACGGCTGAGCATTCGGCGGTATTGAGCTTGCAACTGAGACTCTCAATCTGCGCGCTCAACACCGCGATTGTTGCGGATGTCTCCGCACTGTTTTCACGTTCATTCTCGCTCATTTCTGTTTCTCCTCGCTCGTAATATCCACAACAGCAGCGCCGCCGTGGTTGTGACCATCATACCGCGCCGTGAGGCCGTGTAGCTCACTGTTTGTATTCTCGATCTCGCTGGACATCTGCGCCAACTCGATCTCGATCTGAGCCATGCGGCGCTCAATATAGCCTGCGCGTGCCGATAGCTGGTATAACTGTTCCGCCACCAGCATGCGGATTTTATCGCCAAAAATAATTTCAAAAACATTCATGTGCGCCTCCATGTACAATGATACAGTTTCCGCAGCCGTAAATCTAGTGACATTTGTCACTATTCCAGGCGGCCAGGAGTGTGTATTATTGAGATACGTCTAGTTTTTGGAGGTTAGCATGGATAGCGTGCAGTTAGCGTATGTGTATTGTTGCTTTGGCGCGATTGTGTTTTTCGCAATCGGAGCGGTATTGTCCTGGTGCGTCATCCGCGCTGGTGCACTCTCAGACCGCAACGACCGCATCGAATAACCAGGAGCCGCCAGGGTGCAATCTCTGCACCCTGGCGGCGAACGGATATCAAATGACAACGACATTTTCCGAAACTATCTTGCGCGCCAAACAGGTCAGCCTGGAGGACACCATTCGCCAGGCTGCAAACCTGCATCGCGTCGGGCCTCACGAATACGCCGGGCCATGCCCGCGCTGTGGTGGCCGCGACCGTTTCCGCCTCAATACTCAGCGGGGTTGGTTTTGCCGGCGCTGCACTGGCGAGCCTGGCGGCGGCGGACGCTGGTTGGACGTGATCGATTTTGTACAATTTTTGTACAACGTTGATCTACGCAATGCAGTACAACGCCTGATCGGCGACCGCCAGCGCATGACGCCAGCAGAGATCGAGCAGATCAGCCGCGAGCGCGCAGAACGTGAGCGCGCCGAGGCCGAGGAACAGCGCCGAAAACAGGCCGAGGTGCTGTATGCGCTCAACAGCCAGCACATACCGGAGCGATACCATGCAGCGCTAGGCAGACATGGCCGGGAGTTATGGTATCTGCGCGGCCTGGACGATAGCTGGATAGATTATTATCGCCTGGGATATTGCGCCGAGCACAAATACACCCTGGGTGATACGCTCTATTCATCGCCGTCACTGACTATCCCGTATTGGGAGCCTATCTATACAGATGGCTGCGTATCCTATCGCTGTGTCGGCCTGCAACACAGGCTGTTAGAGCCAGCAGACCCCGGCGACAAATACCGCCCGCATCTGCCTGGTGCTGGCAAACACCTGTTCCTGACCGATGTCAGCGCCAAACGGATCACCTCCACCGTCCTGCTCGTGGAGGGCGAAATCAAGGCGATGGTCACCTGGTCGCGGCTGTGGGATGGCGATACCTGCCTGTCGCCGGCGATGTCAGTTGTCGGCACGGCTGGCGCGGCGATCAAACCCGATCTACTGGCCGCGTTCGGCCATTGCCAGCGCGTCTATATCCTGCTCGACCCGGACGCCGGCAAACGAGCGCAGGCTATCGCTGAGATGATCGGCCAGCAGCGCAGCAGGATTGTCTACCTGCCCGAGAAAATAGACGACATGCTGAATGATGGCCTGATCACTGGCCGGGAACTGTTGCGGGTGATCCATGCCAGTTGACACACAGCCAGCGCCGTGCTACAATGAATATGCGCTCCAACAAATCGGCGCTGGCTGTGGCGGCCATAATGGCGATACCACTAGACCGTTTTGTGTCTGGCTTGTCGGCTACCCAATCGCAGGGAACGCCACAGCCGCAAGTCAGACACAAAGCGGTCTTTCGTTTTTCTTGGAGGTTTGATGGCTAATAAAATGCCGTGGTTCAAACACATGTACACTGACATTACAGACCGGCGGATTGCGTCATTGCCTGATGATCTGTGGCGCAGATATTACGAGTTCATCTCGATTTCGAGCCACGAGGGCCTAGACGGATATTTGCCGGACATCGCGGATATTGCATGGGTATTGCGTGCGGATGAGGATCAGATCACCAGCGCAATCGAGCAGCTAATCAGCCGGAAATTACTCGTGGTTGACGAGATCGGCACATACATTGCGGCATTTGCCGGCCAGCAGGCGCCGACAACGCCGGCGCAACGTATGCGCCTGCACCGCGACCGGCGTAACAATCAGAGTGACGCTGACAATAACGAATGTTACGACGGTGTTACGACGATGTTACAAAACGTAACACAGAAGAAGAAGAAGATTAAAGAAGTAGAAGAAGAAGTAGATATAGATGCAAAATGTAACGCTTGTTACGACATCGACACGCCTACAATTGACGAGCCATCTACTTCTTCTACCGCTTCTCAACCTATTCAACGACGAAGACCATTTGCAACCGTAGACAGTGTACCAGCAGGCCACGATGGTTATTACGTGCGGGTCTGGTCTGCGGTGACAGGCCAGCCGGCAATACCCGGGAATGCTGGAGACGTGATGGAAAAACTAGACGCCCTGCTCGACAGTGTTGGCGGAAACGAGCAGGCATTGATCGATCGGCTAAAACCGTGTTGGGACGCATGGACGCGCGGGAAACGCAAAGATGGCCGGTCGTTCAGCCGGACAAATACCGGGTGGGTCGACTGGGCAATCGATGGTCGTGTGCCAGATATGCCGCGCCGCGCGCCAGGTATCAATTTTCTGTGATGGTAACGTGAGGGTGAGGATAGGATTATGACAGACTCAGCAGCAGCAGTAAATGACAAATACGGGCAGATCATTTACAGCCCGTCGCGGTCGAGCGCTAGTACCGCGCAGTATCTCCAGGAGCGGATCAAAAACAAAGCGTTTGCCGTTCCTCTCGGCATCCGGTCGCTGGATGATCGTTTCCTTCCGATGGTACGCGGCGAGGTGTGCGCCGTGGTTGGCCGGCCAGGGAATGGCAAGACCGGGTTCATGGTGGCCTGGGCGCGCCGGCGCAGCGCCTGGCTGCGCGAGAACGGATTTGAAAACCGGGCGGTGGTGTATGTGACTCTGGAACAGACCGTCCAGGAACTGACAGCGTTCTCGATTGCAGCAGACGCCAGAAAATCGATCAGCGACATGGCGCGGGGCAATATCACGGAGGCCGAGTGGGCGGAGTGTATGCGGGCGGCCGTCACGCGCAGCACCCTGCCAATGTGGTTGGTAGGATACAGTGCCATGCCTGAGGATAGCTGTTCGCTGCGCATCGACGTTCCCGCCGTGTTCGGCGCGCTGGAGGCCATCCAGGCGCAGGGCCGGGTGATTGACCTGGTGCTGGTGGACTACCTGCAACGGTTTCCGATGCGGGCCAGTGAAAAAACGATCGATGTCATGAACAACATTGAGTCGCTCAAAAACATGGCGTTGCAACGACATTGCCCGGTCGTGGTTGGCGTGCAGGCCAGCCGTGAGGTAGACGATCTGTCTGTACCTGTTCCGCAGCCGCAGCATTGTCAGTGGTCATCCGGGATCGAGCAGACCGCGGATAAAATCATCTCGCTGATGAGGCCGTCAAAATATTTTGAGGATGGCGAGGCGTTTGGAAAATACGTCACGCGCGGCAAAAATCAAATCCTGATCACCGTCCTGAAACAGAAACTGGGCGATTCCAATTTTTCACAGATGGCATTTTTCGAACCGGCGTTCAACCGCCTGGACGATCTGGAAGAGGAACGTAGCAAATGAGTATTGCATACGATGTGTACCACGACGGCAAATACAAATACACCGTGCACCTGGATGGTGCGCATACCAGCACGCAGCCAGTACGATCACTGGCGCCGCAATTCGTAGCCGAACGCCAGAAAACGCAGATACCGCACGCATCAATCCACGCAAACACGGACAGAGTAGTGACATTTGTCACTATTATAGCGGTATCGGATGTCGTATCATGGTAGGTGGAGGTAACAGCATGAACGGAACAACAGAGATAGAAAACGTCAATGGCCTGCACAAAATTCAGGCCGAACTGGACGATTGCCGGAAAAAACTTGCCATCGCGCTTGAGGCGCTGCACGATATCTCGTCCTGGAATTGCGGTGCTGGAGATTTGGCCCGCTGGGCGCTGGAGGATTTGGCGGAGGAAAAGAAATGATCCGCATGGCAGACCTATTCTGCGGCGCGGGTGGCACATCCACCGGAGCCGTTCACGCAATCCGAAAACTCGGCCTCGATATCGATCTTACGGCCATCAATCACTGGTCGAAGGCCATCGAGACCCACGCCGCAAATCACCCAGGCGCTCGCCACCTGTGCGAGAGCCTGGATAACGTTGACCCCCGAAAATTATTTCCAGGCGGCTATCTCGATCTGCTGGTAGCATCGCCGGAATGCACACACCACAGCATCGCTCGCGGCGGTCGCCCGATCAATGATCAGTCCAGGGCCTCGGCCTGGCACGTGCTGCGTTGGGCCGAGGCGCTCTACATCGAAAACATCCTGGTCGAGAACGTCCCAGAATTTATAACCTGGGGGCCACTCGACAAAGATGGCCGTCCGATCAAGAGCCGTAAGGGCGAGACATTCCTGGCGTTCATCCAGGCGCTGCGCTCCCTGGGATACAACGTCGAGCACCGGGTGCTGAACGCTGCCGATTACGGCGACCCGACAACCCGCCAGCGGTTGTTCATTCTCGCCCGGCGCAGCAATCCGGTCAGGTGGCCGGAGCCAACGCACTCAAGGAGCGGAGATTTGGGCTTCCTCGGAAGCCACCGCCGCTGGAAAGCGGCCCGTGATGTCATCGACTGGAGCATTCCCGGCGAATCGATCTTCACCAGGAAAAAGCCCCTGGCCGAGAACACCATGCGCCGCATTCGCCGCGGCCTTGAGAGGTTTGGGGGATACCCGTTCGTCATCGGACAGCAAAGCTGCTCCGCCCCCCGCGGCGTAGACCAGCCCGTGCCGACCGTCGCCGCCGCTGGCGCAATCTCTCTGGTAGAGCCGTTCCTGGTCGAGTACCACGGCGATGACAGAGGCCGCGAGCGCATCCGCTCGCTGAATGATCCACTACCGACCCAGGACACATCAAACCGATTCGCTCTATGCCAGCCGTACATCGTCGCCCTGAACCACGGTCAGGACGACTGCCGCTCATACTCGCTCGATGCGCCGATGCCGACTATCACCAGCGTGGACGCCTGGGGCCTGGTAGAGCCGTTCCTGGTGCGCTACAACGGCACCGGGGCCGCGGTCAGCGTGGATGAGCCAATGCCAACGCTCACCGCCAAAGACCGCTTCGGCTTGGTGATCCCGCTCACCGATGGCGGGCAGGCTGTGGTAGACATCCGCTTCCGCATGTTGCAGCCGCACGAACTCGCCGCTGCCATGTCGTTTCCCGCGGACTACCGCTTTGCCGGCAA